TATCATTTAAGATAGACTCAATAGGTCCAAAGACCATTATGTAGTTAAATTTCTACATAATCTAATGAAAGAAAGGTATAGCAAATCCTTTCTCTTTGGTTTTCCAACAGTCCATATTAATGGGTTGCTGTTGGGTAGCCGAGTGGCTTCTCGTTAAACAGTTAGACGGAAGGACTGCGAGTTAAATACTCGAGTGAACACCCGCAACATACAAATCTATTTATGTTAAGAAATTATATAAAAATAATCAAAAGATTAAGTTTTATATTTTTCCCAAACAAATACCATAAGGATGATTTTAATAAAATGTTAAGATTATATCAACATCTTATTAAACATCATAATGTATCTGGTGCAATAAAGTACATGAAAAACATGCGTTTAATTTGCACAAGATATATTTGTGGAAATCCATTATTATCTAATAATTTTGGAATTTCCACAACAGATGGTTGACCAAATAAACTCTCATTCTTGAAGTCTAGGATTGATAATAATGAAGGTCTTTCATATGTTCTAACACTTTTAATATTTAACAGATCTTTAGATCTGAATAAATATGAAGTGAAAAGAAAAATGAAAAATCTTGATTATTCTTCAATTACTTCTAAACAAAGAATGAATTATACAATTCCAACTGGATTTATCAAAGAATTTGTTAAGAAAAATAATCTTTACATTTCTAAAGATAAAATGCAGTTTTCTCTTAGTGATGTTTATTTATCACAAAAGGGAGGTCCACAAGGAAAAGCATCAAATAGTGCCCTAGTAAATTTTAATAATTATAATTATTATAGTTTACAGAGACTATTTAATGTCCTTAGTGAGGCCGGAATTGATTTCATTTGTAAATCCTATAGCTATTTTGTGGAAAATTCTTCAAAATTTAAACCTAAACATAATGATTTAGGAAAGATTGAAGTTATAAAGGATCCAGAGGGTAAATTTAGATTAATTGCTATAGTAGATTACTATACTCAATTGGCTCTAAAGAAACTCCACGATCAGTGCTTTAAAGTTATTAAAAACTTAAAAGAAACTGATAGAACCTTTACACAAGATCCACATCATAGCTGAGAATCTAATCAACATAAGTTTTGATCATTAGATTTGAGTTCTGCTACGGATAGATTCCCAAGGAAACTACAAGCAAGATTACTATCAGAAATGATAGACATGCATTACGCATGATCTTGAAATAGAATACTTGAGACAATAAGTTTCCATACAAAGGATGGCAACTCCATACAATATGAAGTTGGTCAACCTATGGGAACTTATTCCTCCTGAATCTGTTTCACTTTAGCTCACCACCTAGTAGTTAACTATGCAGCTAAATTAGCTGGTATAGAAAACTTCAACCAATATATAATTCTTGGTGACGATATAGTCATTAAGAATGATAAGGTTGCCTATTATTATATAAGAATAATTAATAGACTAGGTGTTGATATATCTTTAACAAAAACACATGTATCGGTTGATACATATGAATTTGCTAAAAGATGAATAAAGTGTGGAAGAGAAATCACTGGAATACCAGTAAGAGGGATAATCCATAATTTTAAAAATATTAATATAGTATTTACAATACTTTATTCACATTTTAAAATTAATGGTAATACCTATCTTTCAAAATACAGTTTAGTGGAATCCCTTCGTAGATTATATAAAGATTTCTATCTAATTAAAGGAAAGAAAAAATACTTTCCTATTAGAAATATGAAATCTTATATAAACAGACTTCAAACCTTTAGTAACATATTAGATATAACCTTTGGTTATTCTAATGACCAAAGTATCAGACAAATATTCACTAGAAATATTACTAGTGATTATTATATGATACCATCGGCACTTGAAGATAGCCTTCTTGAAATCAAGAAGATCTTAAGTACTGGTCTTGGTAAGTTACTAAGTTCCAATGTAGGTAAAGTTTCGTCTTGACAGACGAAGATAATAGAGAATTTTGACGATGAAAATCGTAACAATTTGATCTATTATCCTACTTTTGTAGGACTTTATAATTACATTAACAATATCAAAACAAGAACAAAAAGGTGGAGTGGTTCTGAAGAAATATCAGAACTAACCCAAGACCTTAATGTTATTGATGTTGATAAAGTTTTCAGTAAGGAGAGATCAAAATTTGATCGTCTTCTTACAATAGGAAAAAGTTTAGAAGTAGGTTTCACTAATATCAATAAAACTGATGAGATCTATTATGGATCTGCAACAGTTGAATCAACACTGACTCCAAAAGGAATGCAGTTATGATTCTCTAAATCTATTACAAAAGATGTAATGGATCAGATTATTGAAGGTAAGTGAGAACCTCCTAAACCTCAAATGTCTTATACGGACATGTGAGAGAGTTTGGCTAAGGGAAAGGTATAGACTTGATGGTCTATGACCTCTTGAGCTTGTGTTAAATCACAG